GTGTAGGCCCCGGTCACCCGACCGTGCCGAAGCCAATTAAGATCTAAGAATCCCCCACCCTCTACGCTCCATCCATATTATTCCTTATGCCATAAGCCAAAGTAGTCTGCGACTACCTCAACCCATGACGGGAACTCTATGCATCTCTCAACTTTCTCACCAAGAGAGACCGAAGCCTCCCTACGGAAAAAGTCGATTCCAGGAGCATCCTCACCACACAACTTCCTCTCTTCTTCTCGCATTCGGCGGGCATCATCACGAGGGACTTCAGGTCCGTAGACCTGGTAAGCAAAAACTTTCTTCAAGTCCTTAGTGCCTTCTCGAGACACCTCTTTGAAGAGTTGGGAGTTTAAGCTGCAGTATCGCTTCGATAACTGCGTTTTCCCATCGTTCAGCTCCATCCCCAGGCGATCACACTCACCCTTCCACACCTCGTATCCCCTCATGGTCGAAGGGAAGAGAATATCGTCTCCATTAATTCGAACTCTCTTTTGTAAGGGCAAGAGTTGCTGCGTCAGCTTTTCTCTTGCAATATGCCAAACAGCATAATTATAGATACATAAGACCGGGAAAGACATCAAATTTCCCATAAGTTGGCCACGCTCCTGCGATATACTTTCTCCATCGGGATAAGTAATCGTCTTACGAGTCATCGTGGTCTTTAAGATCTCCCTAAGATTTCCGACTGCGGACAACAGGTCATCGGTAAGTGGGAGCTCATCGTAGAGTTGCTCACAGACAGTGTCTGCAATTACTCCACAAATCGCCTCGCTAACCTCCGGATGAAAGCCATCCGTGGCTGCGGTATAGTCACCGGAGACATAGAGCTCTCCTGGTAACCTCCGGGGTATATCGTCAACCCCTACCGGACCGTTGATCAGAAAAACTTCTGATTTCGCCAATGTTTTCCAAACGCCTTTTCGTACGTTTTCGAGGAAAACATTCCCGCATGTCTCTTTCGTTATTACCCGAGCCTTCAAGGGTCCCGGAACGACGGCGACCTTCACATTTGAGCGATCGAAATCACTCATGAAGGAATATAGGGTACAATCCCTCCATGGTCGACAGAACGGAATCTGCCTCGTACCATCTTGGGACGTAACAACTATCGTAGGGCATTCGTTGCCTTCGAGATCCGAACCGTCTCTCACCGCCTGATAAACAGGAACTAGAGATTCGGAAAGTGCCCCTTTCTTGCCTCCATCGGTTATGGAGCTTTCCAGGCAACTTTTACCGGATATCGCCGGTACACGATCGAAATCGTATCGCA